TTTCGGTGCTGCTTTAAAGCAGATGGGTAAAGCGATGATAGGACCATTAGGTATTGTGTTCGCTGTATCTGTTGTCGTATCTGCACTAGAATTTCTGGAAGGTTCTTTTGGTAAAACAGAAAAAAGACTAGGAGATTTAGTTAGCAAGGGCGTTACAGAAGCTGTATCTGAGCTTACAACTCTTAAAAACATAATAGAAGACACAAGCATCTCGTTAGAGAGAAAGCAAGACGCAATAAGAAAGGCTAGTGAAGAATATGATGAATTAAACATAAGTATAGATGGAACTGCCGAGAGTTCTATAGAAGCTCTTACAGCACTAGACTTACTTATAGTAAAGTTTAGTGATTTAGCGATGGCTAACGCAATAACTGAATTGCAAACTGAAGCTATGAAAGAACTAGCTAAGGCAGCGATTGATACAGAGGGTTCTTGGAAAGATGTGTTTTCTTCTTTTGATGCTTTTAAATCAGCAGCGACAACATTTATAGGTGACCCTATAAAAGCAGCTAGAGACGCCAAAGTAAAAGGGATGGAAGAAGAACTTAAAGAGATAGAGAAGTTATTTGATAAACCAACAAAGTCAAATCCAGATATAACCTACGCAGAATTAATATTTGGAAAAACTAATAAAAAAGGAGTAGGAAGCAAAAGAACAAGAGCATTTAGGCAACGACTACTTGACTTACAAAAAGAATTTAGAGGGTACTTGGATGAAAACGAAAAGCTAACAGAAAGGTCTGCCAGAAAAAGATTAGTTATAGAGCAAGAAGCTGATGCTAGTGAGCTTGATTCTAAGTACAGGTTATTTGTAGAAAAACAAACACAAAGACATAATGACTACTTAGCTACTGTTACAGACTTGAAGCTAAGAGAAGATGCTCAAAATAAACACAACGAAGCTATGTTGGACGCTCAATTACAATATATTGACACATCAGTAGCTATGGCGAAAAGAAACACAACACAATTAGCTGAGTTTGATAGAATAGAAGAAGAGAGACAAATACAAGCTAATTTTAAACTTAGAGAGAATGAGATAAAGCACCTTAATCAACTATATGAAGATAGAGACCTCTTATTCCAAGAGAGACAAATACAATTAGAAGAAGAGAGATTAGCTGAGTTAGAGAGACTAGCTAATGTAGATGGACTTGGTGACAAAGAAAAGTTTGATGCCGAATTAGCTGTTTCTATGCAGAGAATGGAATTAAGACAAGCTGAACTCGACCACGAAACTATGATTATAGAAGAGAGAAAGAGAGTTAATATGGAGTATGTAGGCTTTATTAGTCAACTAGGTGGTATATTCCAACAGTTAGCTGGTGAGAATGAAGCTTTGGCTACTGCTGCATTAGTTGTAGAAAAAGGTGCTGCTATTGCTAGTGTAGTTATTGAAGCACAAGCGTCTATAGCTCAAAAAACTGCTTCAGCAAACGCTATACCTGCGTTCTTAGGTCTTGGTGTTCCAAACCCAGCATACATACTAGCTCAAGTAGATGCTGCAAAAGCAAACACTATGACTAAGGTATCAGCGGGTTTATCTATAGCTTCTATATTAGCTACTAGCATAAACGGTGGCAACAAGAGTGTTAAAGGTGGCTCAAACTCACCAAGCACAGGTCAAGGTGGTCGTGAATTTGATTTCAACTTAGTAGGTTCTACAGGTGAGAATCAATTAGCACAAGGTATTGCTGGTCAATTTAACGAGCCAATACAAGCTTATGTTGTTTCAACACAGATGAGTAGCCAACAACAGTTAGATGCTAGAATACAATCTACTGCTGCATTAGGTGAATAAATAAAACATTAAGGAAATAAATTGTTATATTATTATGAAAGAATTAGAGGTATTTGAGTTATTTATAGACGAAGAAAGTGAATGGGGTGGCATAGAAGCTATCTCAATCGTAGAAAATCCTGCAATAGAGGAAGATTTTATAACCTTGAAATCACAAGAAGTAAAACTTGCTGAGGTAGACAACGAAAAAAGAATCCTTATGGGAGCTGTTCTTATCCCAAACAAGAAGATTTACAGACGTAACGCAGAACAAGAGTATTACATACATTTCTCGGAAGATACTGTAAGAAAAGCATCTGAATTGTTCTTATCAAGAGGTAAGCAAAACAATAGTACCTTAGAACACGAAGTTGCTATAGGTGGTTTGTCTGTTGTGGAGTCTTGGATAATAGAAGATGAAGTACACGATAAATCTCGTAAGTACGGAATGGATATGCCTATGGGAACTTGGATGGCGTCTGTCAAAGTAAACAACGACGAGATATGGGAAGAGTTTGTTAAGACTAAGCGTGTAAAAGGATTTAGTATAGAAGGATTCTTTACAGACAAGAAAGATGAAAGACCTCAAGAGGGCTTAGACGAAGAGTTAGCAGCTCAAAAAGCTATTGACTTAATCAAGAAGATGTTGAATAAAATAAATTCAAATAAATAAGATGGCTAATCAAAAAATAACAGACCTTACTAAGGTTAATAATTTCTCTGGAGATGGAGATTTAATACCTATCGTAATAAACACAGGTACTGTTCCTGTAAACGCAACTATAACAAAAGCAAATTTTGCAACAGCTATTAGTAGTGGTTCGTTTGTAACACTAGATACAGCTCAAACTATAACAGAGACAAAAACTTTTGATACAGGAGATACAGATACAAAAATAGTAGTAGACAATAACATCGAAACAGCTAAAGGTATTGTAATAAATAATGATGGAGGTACAAGTCAAGAAACAGTAGGACTAGATATAAATACTACTGGCTGGGGATATGGTCTAAGAGTTAGGAATGACGATATTGGTTTTGGGATATACGGAGAAGATAACGGTAATTCAGCAGGTATAGCTGGTGTATCTAACGGAATAGGTTCGGCATTATACGGTCGAGCAGACGGGGGAGGTAAGGCTTTATTTTTAGCAGGTAATGGAAGTGGCGACAGAATTGTGGTGCAAAATACATCTCTTCAGACAGTTTATACATTAGACAAAGATGGTAATGTAAATGCTAATAGTTTTGTAGGCGATGGAAACGGATTAACAAATTTAAACGCACTAGAACTAGACAACACCACACCATTTACACCAGATGCAGACTATGAACCTGCGACTAAAAAATATGTTGATGATAATGCTGGTAGTGGTGGTGGAAATACCAATAAAGAATTTACTTTTGGTCGTAGAATAGATTTTAATTCTGATGGTAGATGGGTAGGACATTTTAATTCAGAAGATGGTGCTCAAGTTCTAAACTGGAACAGAGGTACTGGAACGGATGCGAGTATTCCTAATTATTACGGATTTATACTTTTAGAGCCTAATTCGGTTTTAAAAAAACTGGTTTTAAGTGCATTATATGATAGCGTATATACAGGTATTGATATACAAATATGGGGAGCAGAAGCTAATACAACCACTATAACAAAATTATATAGTGGAACTTTTTCACCTGTTTTACCAGACACATCACTACAAAGTTATGATAGATATGAGTTAGATATGGGAGATATTAGCTTAACTAATTCGCATAGGTTGTTTGTTGCAGTAAGACCACAACAAGATACCTTAGACACTAGAACTGTTAGAGGGCAAATAAAATTAATTTGGGAAGAATCTTAATATATTAAATATGAAATACACAATAAAAAAACAAGACTTAGCAATCATAACAAACGACAAAATAGAAAAATCTTTCGATAATGAAGATTGCTTTTTACACGGTGTTATAGAAGTAGTAAAAGACGATACTATAAATCAAAAACGGACTTACAGAGTTAGAACGGATTTAGCTCTATATGAAGAAAAAAAAATATATCAGTTTAATGAAGCTGGTGAGGATATTTTAGATGAAAATGGAGATAGAGTTTTTTCATTATTAAAAACATTAGTAGCGGTAGAACAAAAGCAAGATTGGTCACTTCATACATTTGGATATGCAGAAATTGATGGGTTTACACAACTTGTAGCGTCGCAAATTCCAGAGGGTTTAACTAGAACGCAAAAAGATATTTTAGAACTTAAATTAATGTTTTTATATAAGAGAGACGAAGAATCACCTTGGGGAATAGATGTAGGTCAATGGCGTTTGCGTACAGACGAAGATTTTAGAAGTGAAGTAAGTGCTTAGTATAATACTTTCAATAGTAGCATTGATAATATTTGCGATACTATCATTAATTGACTTAATCTTTTTAATGGTTAAAGATGTTAAGCGTAGAAAATGGTATCAACTAATTGATGAGAGAGCTTTTGAAAAAGCGTTCAACGTTGATGTTTTTGGTAATTACCAATTCAGAGAACTATGGAACTATTTTTTAATAAAAGAAGATGCTTATAGTTTTGGCGTATTAGGAGAAACTATCTCAAGTTCATTAGGTAGAAATGTAAAATTAAAAAAGCTAACTATTACAGGTAAAATATTAGTCGCTATTATTGATTTTATAGATGTTAGTAAATGGAAAAGTGGCTTTAATAAAACAGGGTTTCATTGCGTAGCATCAATAATGACACAAGAAGAAATAGACAAATTTAAAAGACTATAAACTATTAACAAATACAAAGCAAAGCTATGCCAATAACAAGAAACTTGAACGAGAGTTCAGATGATAATTACGACCCAAGTGGTCAATCAGTAAGCAACCTAAACTCAAATGCTTCAGAAAGAGTCGAAGAAGGCTCTTCTATGGAGGTTAGACCAGATGCTGTTACGACACTAAAGAGAAATAGTTTATCGCCAGAAATAGGGGAGGTTGTGTTTAATACAGATACAGGTGAAAATGAGTATTGGAACGGTTCTTCTTGGATAGGAGAAGGTACTCAAATATCTAACGATTTAGACAACAGAATAATAGTAACACAAGCGAATAAAGATACTACATTAGGTGGTGTAATAGATTCAACAAAACAATATTTCTTAGATGGTGTTATTGATATGGGGAGTACTTCAATAACTGTACCTCCTACAGGAATAACTATATTGGGTCTATCTTTTGATATTAGTGGATTAATATCTTCTGCTGATAACTATACTATGTTTGTGTCTGAATCTATTGTTATTGGTAGTGGCAATATATTGGGTGCTGATTATTATGTTTCAGTCACAGGAGCAGGTTCTAAGGTTTATGAAATTTATGATGCCACAGGCTTTAATGCTTTTGAATTTGCAAGAATAAACTACATTGATTGTACTAACTTAGGTGATATATATGATTATAGACAAGGTTTAGAGGATGGTACAGGTAGATTTGGTGGCTCACCATCATTAACACTTCACGGATTATGGCGTGGTGGCTATAGAATAACTACAAGCATTGTAAGAAGTTTGGCAGGTATAATGACAGCACCACTATTTAAAGAGGGTGTTTTATTTCAAATGAATAGTCGTTTCTTAACAGATATTAATTTAGACCTTCCTACTTTAGCTCCATTTTGTGATTTTCAAACAGTTAATTTCCCTAATCCTTCAACGGTTCAAGTGAAAGGTGCTATAATGAGTAGAGATGGTGGTTTTAATGCTAATGATACTAATATATTTCCAAATCTATCAGCGAGTGACTTACCTTGTGATTGGGATAATAATATAGGAATACCTAATACTTTTGTGGGTGGTGGTATAGTTAATTCAGCAGAGGTTACAACAGACATAGTAACACAAGGGGAGGCTGTAGACTTAAACGGAACTTTCACTACTTTAGATTTACAACATTTTGACAGTCCTGCTAATGGTAGATTAAGACATATAGGTATTAATCCAAGAGAATATACTGTTAATTTTGACTTTATATTAGATGGTACACAAAATGGGGAATACGAAATATTCTTAATAAAGATAGATTCTTCTGCTAACGTGACTGTTGAATATACACAAACAAGAGTAATAAACAACTTACAAGGTGGTCGAGATGTAGCGTATTACAACGGTCAAACTTCTGTGGTGCTAAACCAAAATGACTTTATCTTTTGGCAAGTGGCTAACGTTACAGGTTCTCAAGACTGTATATTAGAAGTAGATTCATCTTGGTCAGTAAAAGAAAGATAATATTATGAAAGCAAAGTATTGTCCTTGTAAGAACACTTACACAATGAATAACTGCAACTGTGAGAAAAAGGGTAGAAACTATTATTCTGCCCTACCTCACGGTATTGGTAGTCTGGTAGGTCAAGGAAACTCAAACATAAACCAAGTTACAAACGAAAGAACAATAACAAATGATTCCAATGACGACCTATTTGTCTGAAAATAAAACGGATATTATTTAAATTGTTATATTATTAATTGATAAAGTGTATTTTATGAAAGCAACAGAAATTTTAAACAAATTACAAAGTGTGTTTCTTTCTGAAGAAGTGAAAGAGGAAGTTATTGAGGAAACTCAAGAAGCAGAAGTTGAAACTAAATCAGAAGAAGTAAACGAAGAAGTAATAGCTGAAGAATTATCTGAAGAAGTAACAGAAGAAGTTACTGAAGAGGTTAAAGAAGAAGCTACTGAATTAGCTGAAGAAGCTGAGGAAGAAAAAGAAGAAGTTCAAGAAGAGGTTGTGAAAGTTGAATTTGCTACTAAAGAAGATTTAAGCTCTTTAAAGAGTGAGATGTTAGAAATACTTTCTACATTAGAAGAAATCAGAAAAGAGTACAAAAAAGACGTTCCTGCTGAATTAAGCGAACAAAAAGAAGAACTATCTGAAGAGGTTGAAGAGATTGCTCACTCTCCAGAAAGTACAGTTGAAGAGTCTAAGCAAGTTAAATTTGCTGCTAACAGAATCTTAACTACCCAAGACCGAGTATTCTCAAAATTATTTAAATAAAAAAATTAAAACTAAAAATTAAGTTATGGCTACTACTACAAGTATTACTACTACTTACGCTGGAGAAAAAATGCAAGGTTTTATCTCAGCTGCTTTATTATCTGCAAACACATTAGACGCAGGTGGTATTACAATTAAACCAAATGTTAAATTTAGAGAAGTTATCAAAGTATTATCTACTGACGATATCTTAAAAGATGGTTCTTGTGACTTCACAGCTACATCTACAGTTACTCTTACAGAGCGTTATTTAGACCCTAAGGAGTTTCAAGTAAACGTACAGTTATGTAAGCAAGATTTCCGAAGCGACTTTGATGCAATTTCTATGGGGTTATCAGCTCACGATAATCTTCCTCCTTCTTTCCAAGATTACCTAGTTGGGTATATGGCAAGTAAAGTTGCTGAGAAAATGGAGAAAACTATATGGAATGGTGCTGACGCTAACGATGGTGAATTTGATGGTCTTATCGCTTTAGCTACTGCTGACGCTGGTGTTATTGATGTTGCAGGTGCTTCTCTTGGAGCTGGTGGTGTTACTGATGCTAACGTAATCGCTGAATTAGGAAAAGTTGTTGATGCTATTCCACAAGAAATCTACGGAAAAGAAGATTTAAAATTATACGTTGCTCCTAACGTAGCTCGTGCTTATGTTCGTGCTTTAGGTGGATTTGGTGCTAACGGTTTAGGTGCTAATGGTTATGAAAGCAGAGGTACACAATGGTACACTAACGGTTCTTTATCTTTCGATGGTGTTGCTATCTTTATGTCTAACGGTATTCCTTCTAACTACATAGTAGCTGCTCAAACTAGCAACTTAATGTACGGTTGTGGTATCTTAAATGACAAGAACGAAGTTAAAGTTATTGATTTAGCTGACATCGACGGTTCACAAAATGTTAGAGTTGTAATGCGTATGGCTGCAACTGTAAACTTTGGGATTCCAGAAGAGGTTGTTCTTTACACTCCAGTAGCGTAATTGAATAATTGAAATTCAAAATAAGAGGGGTAGGTTCTGCCTATCCCTTTTTTAATATAAACTAATAAAAAAACACATATAAATTATGGCTTGTGATATTACAACAGGAAGAACAGAAGCTTGTAAGGAGTCTGTAGGTGGTTTAAGAAACATCTACATAGCTAACTACACAGCAGATATGTTCGATGGATTAACACTAGGTACTGATGACGAGATTACTACGTTACTTGCTGCTGTTGATACATTCAAATTCGAGCTTAGAGGAGATAACAATACTTTTGAAGAGACTAACGAATCTTCAAGAGATAACGGTACTTCTTTTTGGACTCAAACAGGTAGCATTGTCTTAAAGAAACAAGACGCAGCTACACAAAAGGAACTTAAATTACTTTCTTACGGAAGACCTC